GGGGGTTCTGTGTAAAAGATGCTTGGATCAAGGTCTTCGTCAAGTACGAGAAGACGGACTTCACTCGTAAGACGGATCCAGTGCCGCGCATTATTAGTCCACGTAGTGCGCGGTACAACATCGAGGTTGGGCGGTTTCTTCGCCCACTCGAGGAGAGAATTTTTCGTTCTTTGGCCAAACTTTTTGGCCAGCCAACTGTTTTCAAGGGGATGAACGCGGCTCAGTCGGGCCGCCTCATGCGCGCCAAGTGGAACCGGTTTCGTGACCCGGTGGCTGTGGGCGCGGACGCTTCTCGGTTTGACCAGCACGTGTCGGTTGAAGCGCTGGCCTGGGAGCATGCCATTTATTTGGAGTGCTTTCCCAGGATTCTGCACCGATCACGTATGGCATCGCTTCTGGCGATGCAACTTGAGAACGTTTGCATTGGCTACACTGCCAATGGCCGTTTGAAGTATAGGACTTCTGGGGGTCGTATGATTGGGGACATGAACACATCGTTGGGCAATTGCCTTATCATGTGCGTGATGTTCCACGCATACGCCTCACACGTCGGGGTCGACGTGGAATTGGCCAACAACGGGGATGACTGTGTCATCATCATGGAGTCTAGGGACTTAGGGAGATTCTCTTGTGGAATGTCCGATTGGTTCCTAGCGATGGGTTTTGACATGGTCATCGAAAAACCGTGCTATGTCTTCGAGGAGATCGAGTTCTGTCAGACCCACCCGGTGTGGGTCGGGCCTGACCATGATTCTTACATCATGGTTCGACATCCGAAGTGGGCTATAGCAAAGGACACTGTGTCGGTGCACGGGTGGCAGAGCGAGCCATTGTACCTGGGTTGGCTGCATGCAGTCGGCACTGGGGGAATGGCCGCCACCGGCGGGGTCCCAATCTTCCAGGACTTTTACGCCACTTACTTGCGGTATGGTCGTTACCATGCCGCTGCGGGTGATGGCCAGTCGTGGGGGGTTAGGCAGCACTCCAAGGGCATGGTGCGTCAGTACGGTGACGTGCTTCCAAGGACAAGAGCCAGTTTTTACTGGGCTTTTGGAGTGACCCCTAGTGAACAGTTGATTTTGGAGGAATTTTATAGGAGCGTTAGCCTGGATCTCCCCCTCCGCTCCGGGAGGGTGGACTTCCAGTGTCCAATGCCCCTATAGTGGGGTCGCAGATTTTAAACGGCCCAAAACGTTCCATTAATTTGGGTAAATATTTACGTGCTATCAAGAACGCCGAACGACTGCACGGCGCCGGCCAGTCATGCTGGTAATCTGCGATGAACAGTCTCCGTTGAAGCCGGGGATCCCATACAGCTTCATGTCTCGATCTAAG